CTAATTTAGAAGGATGGTGCTGCTAAACCAGTTCCGCTAATGATTGATGCGGCTAATGGATAGCGTTCTGCGGTGAAGGCTGCATAACCATAAACAACTGTTTTAACAGTTAGGTTACTTGCGCCTGTTGCCTCAAAACGAAGTGAGAATGGTGATCCTGGTTGCTCGAATAGGTGCATCTCGCGTGAATCAACCAAATAGATTTCATCTTGATCAGTGCTTAAAGTAGTTTGAACTGAAGCATCTGCAATAATTGGTAATCCAAGTAGTGAATAACCTGAGTTTCCATATTGTGCAGTGCCTGCTCCTGTTGCAACGGCGTTCATTGGGCCGTTTGCTGATGGAACTACTAATGGGCGATTTGAACCATCAACGCCTGCTAGCAAGAATGCTAGGCGGCGTGGGTGCATAATCCAATGTGTTGGAGTTGTAAATACATTGCTTTGAACTAATTGCAGTGCATTTGCCAACTTAGGATACAACAACGCAACAGTAGGAGTTGTTGCAGTAAATGTTACTGCGTTTCCACCTGAAGCGCGGATACCCTTGATAGTTCCGTTTGTTCCAGCACCATTGATAATCTGTGAGTTCAATGTTGTGTGCCATGAACGAATTAGATCGCCAACTACAAAGGCATCAATTCCTGTTCCACGCTCAATTGCTTGGCGTGATAGGTCTTGCTGTCCAGCGATAGTGCGAACATTTACAGTTAGCAAAGTATCATCAGCATCAGTTTCAGAAACATCAGTTGCCTGAGTTTGTTGAATTGCTGTTGATGTGCCAGTAGTCATACGGCTAATGTTTAAAGTCATTCCAGCCGCTGGTAGCGCAATCTTATTAGTTGCGAAATCTGCGGTCGGACGACCAGCCCGAGCAAGGCCTGCGGCTAAATTCGTGAGATACTGAGGAACCACTAAACCTTCATAGTTTGCAGTTGTTCCATCACGGCGTTCAACTTCCTCCTCGCGCATGTGGCGAGCAAGACGATCTGAAGCACTGAAATCTTGCTTGAACTGAGAATTGTAAGCATCTCTAATAAATGATGCTCCTGAATTTTCAGTATAGGTACGCTCCTCGCGGGTTACCTTTGCACCACCAGATTTTGGCATTGCTACATCTGCAACTGCTGCACGAACTTCTGCAACCTTTGCATCTGCATCTGCCTGGGTCTTTAGGTTTTCAATCTTTGAATCTAGTGAGCGTGATTCTTCAACTAGGGCATCTACCTTAGTTGTTTCATCAGCAGTTAGATCGGTGCGATTCTCTGCGGCTACTGCCTCAAGAACTGCATCCATCTCTGCCTTCACTGCATCACGGCGTTCAATTACTTTGTCTAAGTAAGACATTAATTTAACTCCTTGGTTAGTTGAAAATTGAGGTGGTGGCGATACCTTGCGCGGCGCTAAAGGGTGCGCAGTTCGCTCCGACTTCATCTGCTGTATTTTTACAACAGAAATTTATTTTGTATTATTGATTATTGCTTGGGCTAGGCGTAATGAAATCTTACGGCTTGCCTCATCTGATGGTTCTTTAAGAGGTGCGATATTTCTTAATTCACTTCTCTTATGCCCAACTAGAGTTTCAGTTGCAACATAACCATCGCGTAATTCTCTGTAAAGTCTGATTAAAACTGCTGGATCATCATCCTCGGCAGTAATGCTAAATGTTGAATCAGGAATATTTAAAACACCTTCTTGCAACACTCGAACGATTCTGCCTCTTGCAGTTCCACCACTTGAATCCCATTCGACAAAATCACCGACTACATCAGTAGCCCGCATATCATCATCATCCTCATCATCGTAACTAGAGGTATCTTGATCTAAGAAGGTGGACATAACCTGGAAGGCTCTCATAATATATTCGTGGCCTTCATCTAAATCTGAAAATACACTTTGCAGAACTACCATATCCTCTGGGCTAACATCTCGCCCTGACTTTGCTGCCTCAAGTGCCTTAGCAATTTTCTCTCTAGCCTCAACAGTTGTAGTTGGATAGGCTGGATAAGTTACTACTGATACATCGCCATCGGCTAATGAAACCTCAGTTAAAACTCTACGGCTACGATCATCGCTCCACTTTTGACGGATAACTCTAAAACCAAAACTCATCTGATCTACATCGCCACGCTCAACCAGTTTGTAAATATCTCTGGCCTCAGTGGTATCTGCTAACTCTGCTTCAAAATATAATCCACGATCATCCTCATTTAATTTTAATGTGCCATTCTTTGATCGTGCTAATGGCAAACCTTCGTGATTGATAAGTAAGCGCACATCTGGAGTTTCAGTTAATGTTTTACGAAATGCTCCTGGTGCAATTGATTCTTTAAATGGTAGTGGCACACTTGATTCATTAAATACAGCAGCATATCCAGCAAGGCGCATAGTGCCATCCTCTGCTGATCTTGCTTGAACATCTTTTACTGTATAAGTGCGGCGTTCAATCTTTTTCATTTCTCTCCTTGATTCTGCTTCTGCATTCAGAGCATCAATTTTGCGTTGCGCCCAATTCTGCGCTCTATCTGAAAAATTGCTATCCCCACCCCAAAGAAGCCAAGCAACTAAGCCTGCTCCTGGATAACCTGGATCGGATGGATTACTGTTTGAAGGTGCTTTACCATCAACTTGATGGCGAGCAAACCAGGGAGCCATCTTTCTTACCTTTGGTTCTGTTATTTTTCCAGCAGCCATATCTCTTGCTGCTGCGATGGTGGCTGGTACTAAACCATCGCCCCCAAAACCTTCACTATAATATTTTAAGCCACGCTTTGCGTTAGCCCTAATAAATGAAGGAACACTTAAATCAACTTGCCTATTTGCCTCATCTGCCTGCCAAGCATTGCAGTAATAAGCGCCATCAACATAATCTAACCATTTTTCACACCATGCTTTAGTGCCTGCATCGTTTTGCTTTTGCTCATTGTAGAAATAACAATTACCGCAGGCTCTACCTTCAGGAACATCATCTGCGAGTGCGGGTCTGTAATTATCAGGCAAGGCACGCTTAGAAACTTCGCCACCTGGCTCCATATCCTCAGCAATTGAAACTGCAACCATCTGATCTATTGCATCTTGCTTAGATGTGTGGCAACCGATAGTTGTATAAGAACCATCAGATTCCTCTTTTACAGTTGCCCAACCAGCGCAATCGCTTTGTTTATCAGATATTAAATATGGCATAAATTCCTAAACTAAAAGTAAAACTTCTGCATCATCATCAAGTATTGAGAAATCAATTTGAGATTTTGATTTACTTGATAACTTGCCTAGTTTTGTATTGGCTTTTGCAACCTTTATTGAAACTGTTATTTTTACAGGCTCAATAATTTCAGGGAAGTTAGGCTGGATATAATTAGGCTGACCAACTTGGCCTTGAATTACCTCACCACTTGGCACACTTGCGCTAGCAGATAAGCCACCTAAAGCAGCAGTTGCCGAAACAACATTTGTTATTTGCGCAGTGGCGCTGGCAGTGGATGAACCTAGATTTGCCGTTGCCGTTGCAAAGGTTATTGGCCCTAGAACATCAACATCTAACTCAGATGAATCTAAGACAAACTGAGCCATTTACTAACTCGCTAAAGTTAGTGAAACTGTTAATGAACCACTTGGGATTGTAAAGGTATCTCCAGCAGTGTAGGCATTACCTGCAACAGTTCCTGAGAATAGGAAGTTGCCTGCGGTTAGATTATCCCAAACAGTAAAGAATGTGGCATCCTCAGAACCTGCAATATTGCTCCAACTTATATCAGCATCAGAAGTTAATCCGCCAGTAGCGGCAGCGCCAAAAGAAACTGATTTGCGAGTTGTTTCAGTAGCAGGGTTTGCAGTTCCTGCTGAACCTGGATCGCCAATATGTAATTTTACATAAACATTGGCTGCTGAATAAGCAGTTGCATTTCCAACTGCATCAAGGAATTTGTTTGCTAAGTAATTGCTTAATCCAGTTGCCATTACTCATTCCCCTCTATAAACTCCTCGATAATCTCATCAATGCGACCTTCTTTATCTCGCTTAACTTTCTTGCGAACTCGCTTTTGTTCAATGTTATTTGTTACTTGAACATTAGGTGCTTCAACATTTACATTAGGAGCAGCAACATTAACCTCTGGTGATTCCAGCATTACCATCGCTGGTTCAACAGTTACATTAGGTGCAGCCACATTTACAGTTGGCTCTGGCATATTAACAATGGTTTGTTCGTTGCGCTTCTCTCGGCTCTTAACCTCATAAACTGCGCTTGGATCGCCTGGGTCAATTGATGCAACCTGTTGCAACTGACTACTTGGAACGCCAGTGTGCTTCATTTTAGGTAAACCAATTGCAGCATTAACGGCTGCTGGAT